AAGTTCAAAATTTGTTGAGTTGCCAGAATTGTATAAAGCTGAACCACTAACAACTATATATCCCCATGATACCGTCGCTGGCTTTTTGATGTAGTCAATATATACTTTATCCGCAGCAGTTACTTGAGTGACAGAGTTGTCAGAAGCAGCGCCAGTATAAACTTTAACGCCATCTTTAGTTTTTATATATAACGGACGATTAGCGTGCGGTCTAAGTAATGGATGACCTTTCATAGCTTCAAACTCTCGTATTGATACATAATCAGCTATAACGTCATCATACTTCACGTTAGACAATCTGTATATATCAGTTGGAAATGTATAAGCGTCACCATCATGAGTTCTCAAGGAATTGAAAACTTCAAATAAACTTATTTTATCTTTTAATATCTCTACAGGATCAAGCTGTTTTGGTTGACTACCTCTAGCTCTAGAGAATTGATGTTGATCATAGAAGTATTGCTCAAAAATATCTAATTGAGCTTGATTTGCAAGTATGTTAAATTCTTGAGGTGTTATATAACCTCTTTGCTCTTTGTTGGCAATAGCCAATACTCTTTGATATACTGTGTTTATGTTTACTGCCATTTAATTATTTTTTATAGTTGAGTAACCACCCCGAAGAGCGGCTACTCTTCTATAAGTAATTACGCGTTTAATCGCTTTTCAATGCTATTGTAAACTTCTAATCCTTCATCTGTTTTAAACCAAGCCGCTAACGCAGAATATGGATGCTCATCAAAAGGAACAGTCATTAATTTTCGGCCATTGCTAGCCCATACAAAAGTTCTTTGATCACTAGAAAGTTTTATTATTTTAGCCTCGACAGCTTTAATACCGAAGTTTCTAAGACCAACATTATCATCAGAGACTAATTCTAAGAACAGTCCAGGGTTTCTTTTAGCGAATAATAGTAAATCTCTTTTAAGTTCACCAGAACTCATGCTAGATACCTTAGATCCTAACTCTACACGCATTATTGCTTCAGCTTGATCAATATCTAACTGTTTAGCAATAATTAAAGCTTCCACTTCTGTCTCTAAAGATTCTAATTGCGTAGCCGCTACAGCAGCCGGCTTATATTCTTCGTAAACATTATCTTTGTAAGGATGATAAAGTGAAAGTAACTTTTGTGTAACCGTTTTTTCTTTGGGTACAAATAAAGCTCCATTTCTAAATACAATATGCTCTAATCTTTGATCACCTGTCATTTCATCTACAAACGGCGTTCTTTGATTAGATGTATTTTTCAACTCTCTTTCATAACCTTTTTCTTCATCAAACCAATAAATGTTAGTTGACTTAAGAGTATAAGTTAATGGTTTTTTGTTTTTTCTTAGGAAATAAGTTCTATCTTTTATCTCCCATTTTTCATTTGTTTCCATAATATAATATAATAAAAAATTAATAAAAATAAACTACCCTACCAATAAGGCAGGGTAGTTTAAATATGAATGATTAGTCTTGAATCATTACAAAGTTGTTAGCGCCTTGTACAACTAAACATCTTTCAGATAAATAGTGTACCTCCATTGCATCAATATCAGATGTAACGTTTCCACCAACAGAACCAGTGATCCAAGTTTTGAATCGTCTGTCTTCCATTTGAGAAGCACGGTATCTAACGTGTAAGAATGGACGTTTTAGGTTTTTACCTAAAGTCTGATCATACACAGAAGAAACACCAGCAGGAATAAATACACCGTGAATTTTATCAGCTGCAGCGATAGCATTAATACCTCCACGAGTAGATAAGTCATTCAAGTATTTAAAATCAGACTTGTAGAAGTCATAAGATCCTCTACGGAAACCAGAGAAGCCTAAGTTTAATGCCATATCTTCAGAGTTGTTGAATACTCCGTAAGATGTACCGCCACTACCATAGGAGTTCATACCAGCTAACATATCATCAATAGCTAGAGAAGTAGTTCTATCTAAGAACATCATATTTTCTTCGATAGCACCGTTTTCATCAAATTTAGCTAAGATAGCATCAAATTCAGCTAAGTCAGTAGTAGCAGTTGAACCATTGATACCGTCGAAAATGTGACCTCTTTCAGTGATAGCAGCAAACAAACCTTCAGTTCCAAAATTAGCAGGAAGTCCAGTAGCAGCAACTACAGTAGCATCATCAATAACAGAAGCAGCGGCTGGCTTAGTAGCCTCAAGCATAGCCATCTCTACATAATCAGCAAAACGAGCTCTAGTATCACCTTCAGCTTTTAAGTACCACAAGTAACCAGATTGTCCTTCTTCACCAGAAACTTCAACCCAACCAATTTGAGAGGCATCAGATCCAGAAATTTCATAGTAATCTTTTAGGATAATAGGCTTGTTAGTGAAAGATTTGAAAGCAGGCTTGTTAGCTTGACTTCTTCCATTTTTACCTTTACCAAACTCAGATCCATAAACTAAGACTCTAGTAGCGTCTGCTGTTGTAGAGTCAATTCCAGCATCTTCTAAAGTTGCGTAACCATAAGGAGCAACACTGATCGTAGCACCAGATACACCAACAACTAAAGCAGTACAAGAACCACCAGCTTGAGCAACTAATACAGTATCATTTATACGAATACCATTGTTAGCAACGTTATCAGTATTACCATCAATATCTTTAGTGATAGTAAGTGTACCACCACCACCATCGCCTGTAGATCCACCTAGATCTAAGCCTCCAGACATATCATTTGCATCATCAAGAGTAGCTTTGAAAGATAAGTGAAGACGACCTTGCTCAGACCAAATAACTTGATCAGAAGTCATTGCTTCTTCAGCTCCAACCATTGATAAGAAGCCACTAATAGTTCTATTACCAAATACTTCGGCTTCTTGTTCAAGTAGATCCGGTAAATATTGTTGCGCCCAACCATTGCCTGACGCAGTAAAATCGATATAGTTTGATGATAATGTTTGCTTAAAAGGAGCAGGGACACTATTCAAACCAGTTCCAGCATTATAACCCATTTTTAAATAGTTTTAATTGTTAATTTTTATTTCTAATTTTCACTTTAAAATCATTAGAACTGTCACCACTTAAAACCCTAAATTTAACCCCATTTACATTTACTTCACCGTGTGATTTTCTAGCGTCCATGTTAACATTTTTCGCTTTTGCAACACTATCCTTGATAGCGTCGGCTTTTCCTTGCTCGTAAAAGTGTTGGGCTATCATGTCGGGATTCATAGCTGTAAACAAAGATTTGTGATACCCTTTAGCATCTGATATTGTATTATCTTCGGCCAAAAACATCTTAACCATATTTCCAATATCACTTTGGGTTTCTTTAATTTTTTGAGCGTCTTTAACATTTAATCTATAAGTCTTATCTCCAACTTTATATTCAAAACCTTTGAATGAGTCGTTAAAAAGCTGATTAGTTTTTTGCTCAAAAATTCGTTTTTGTTTTTCAGCAATGGTTTTGGTTTCTTCTGATTCTTTGTTGTAGCGATTAAAAAATTCCATCGCTTTTTGCGCCTCAGGCGTTAAGCGAGATCCAGCTTTAATCTCATCATAATATTTAGACTTTTGCCCGTCTAAGTAGGCTTTAGCCTTAGCAACTTGCTCCTTAAAGGCTAGCTTTTTACGCTTCACGTCTCGTTCACTATCAGTATCTTCATCGTAGTTGAACTCATCTTCCATCATGAAGCTTATTTCTTCAGCCGACAAATGTGGCTTTGTTTTCTTATAATACTCTTGAAGAACCGTCATATTGTCTAAAGAATCAATATCTCTATTTAATTCTACGTAATCTTCAATAGTTCCACCAGTTTCCTCCATAAAGTCAACTAACTTTTGGATATTTTCTGGCAATATATTTTGTGTAGATTCAACTTCAACTTTTTCTACTTCTTCAACAAGTTCTTTTAGAGCTTCTGTAGGTTCTTCAGTTATTTCTTCTAAAACTACTTCTTCAACAGCGGGTTGTTCATCTTGAACGGTCTCTTCCCCTTGTGGTACTTCTTCAACCACTTCTTGTACAACTCCGGCTTGTTGATCTGCAACCACGTCTGTTGCTTCTTGCTCTTTATTGGCATCTGTTAAATCTACTTTAATTGTCTCTTTTTCAACCTTAGGAGCCGCTTGTTCACTAAGATCCACTTTTATTGTATCACCTTTGTTAGTAAACTTTTTAGCTCTAGGCTTTTTAATTGTTTGTTTTTCAACAGCGTTATCCGCTATTGGTTGTTCTACTTTTTTGTCCATAATATAAAATATAAAAAATTATTTGTTAAATTGTTATTCCTCCAAAAACATCATTGCCTCTGGATTCAAAACTTTCTTTAGGCTTTCCGCCTTCAGCTTTAATATCAGCATCCATTTGACGCAACTGCATGTTGTATCTAAACTCTGCTTCCATTAACTCTTTTTTAAGTTTAGCCTCTTGCTGCAATTCTTGCATTTTAGACTGAGACTTTAATTGTAATAGTTGAGCTTCAGTTTGAGCTTTAGCTTGTTGCTTTTGCATTTCCGCTTGTGCTGCTGCTTGCGCTGCTTGAGCTGAAACCTGAGCGTTCATTTGAGCGTTTTGCTGAGCTATCAATTGATCTCTTTCTAGCTTTCTTTTTCTTTTTATTTTTAATAATTGATTAGCTAACTTAACGTTTCTAACTTCTCTAATATCAATTGCATCTTCAAGATCTATATTTTGTTGAGATAATGCTACTTGAATATTATTTTCTAGTTTAGCTTTTTCTTCCTCATCTGGAGCTAATTCAATAAATATACCAAAATCATATAAATGTAAACTACTCATCTCTTCTAGCGTAGCTACATTGTGAGCACCTATAGCTTGTATAAATGCATCAGCTGTCGGAGAATATTCAATAATATCAGATATTCTCAACGATAACGCTTCAGCAACCTCAGCTGTTAAGAAAAGACCTGACTGAAGTATATGTCTAGTTGCCGTATTACTATTAGCTGCGGCTAACTTTTGAACACCAACTAAAGCGTTTTTATCTGGCATACTACCATCA